GGAGGCGGAGGCGGTTATAGAACTTCTGCTAGTTTTGCTGTTACTCCAAGCACTCTTTACACGGTAACTGTTGGCGCTGGTAGTGGCGGTGGTAACGGTAGTGCTTCATCATTTGAAAGTTTTAGTGCGGCTGGCGGTGGTTTAGGAGCAAACGGTTCTACACCTTTTGGTAGCGCAGGCTCTAGTGGAGGTTCAGGCGGTGGCGGAATTTCAGGCAACCCTGCTGGTGCTGGTGGCACAGGTAATACTCCTTCAGTAAGTCCATCGCAAGGTAATAATGGTGGTGCTGGATACAACGGTTCTAATACTGCCGCCGCAGGTGGCGGCGGCGGTGCTTCGGCGGCGGGTTCAACAGCCTCTCAATTTAATGGTGGTGATGGTGGTCAAGGAACAAGTAATTCTATAAGTGGAACTGCTGTGGTTTATGGCTCAGGCGGTGGTGGAGGTTCTCAAACTAATTCTTATTCAGGCGGTAGCGGAGGAACAAACGCTGGCAGAGGCGGCGGTAGTGCTGGTATTGCTGGCAATGGTGTTGCTAATACAGGCGGCGGTGCTGGTGGAGAATACGGAAACAGAAATAATGTAACTGCAACTAGCGGTTCAGGAATTGTTGTTTTACGCTATTCAGATGTTTACAGCGCGGCTTCAGCAACAACAGGTAGCCCAACAATTACAACATCAGGTGGATACAGAATTTATCAATGGACAGGAAGCGGGAGCATAACTTTCTAATGGCGCACTTTGCAGAACTAGATGAAAATAACATTGTTAAACGAGTTATTGTTGTTCATAATAACGAACTTATTGATGAAAATGGTCAAGAGTCCGAAGCCAAAGGTGTTGCTTTTTGTAAAAACCTATATGGTTCCAACACAAATTGGGTTCAAACCTCATATAGTGGGTCGTTTCGCCGTTTTTTTGCTGGCACGGGTTTTACCTATAATCAAACAGAAAACATATTTATTTACCCTCAGCCTTATTTATCTTGGTTACTTGATAATAATTTTGATTGGCAACCGCCTACGCCTAAGCCAATCGAAGGTATATGGTATTGGGATGAACCAACACTCGCTTGGATTGAATTTGATGCCTAAACAAGAAAATAAAGAAACTAAAGTTTTCACTTATGAGGTAAAAATGATTGTTTCTGTATTTGACATAGACGATAAATCTGCACAAGGTAAACTTGATAAAGATGGCGGTTATGTATCTAAAAGAGAAATAACTCTTTTAGACGCTCAACCGATAATTAGTTAGGAGTAAGTCATGGCTGGCACAACTACCAAGGGATTACGCTATCCAACAGCGGGGGATAACCCTGCCGTTCATACCGATATTCTTAATCTTGCTACCGATGTTGATAATGAGTTAGATAATTATATTCTTGCCGCTTCCCCATCTTTTACTGCGAATGTAAGCCTTGGCGCTGGCAATACCCTTATTTTTGAAGGCGCAACAAACGATGGTTTTGAAACTACTCTTACAGTTGCCGACCCAACTGCCGATAGAACTGTAACAATTCCTAACGCAACTACAACACTTGTTGGAACTGATACAACTCAAGAACTTACAAACAAGACTCTGACTTCACCAACAATTAGCAATGCAACCTTTACTGGTCAGCAAACAGGACTTGAGTTGGCTTTCTCTCAAAGCATTGTTTTTGAAGGAACAACAGCGGATGCTTTTGAACTTACCCTTTCAGCAGGAGAACCAACAGCAGACCGCACAATCACACTTCCAAACACTACGGATACTTTGGCAACTCTTACCAATGTAAATACAGCCATTGACGAAGCCAAGATGAACCTTATGATGCTAGGTGGAATGTAATGACATTTACCTACTCAGGAGACCCAAGCACATCGACTCGTAACTATGTGCGTTTCCTTATCCATGATACAGATTCAACAGATGCGCTTTTTAGTGATGAAGAGTTGAACTATGTAATTACTGAGTGGGGCAACGATGCCTATAAAGCGGCGCGTGAATGTGCTGAAATTCTTATTGCTCGATTTAGCCGTCTAGCCGATAGCAGTTCAAAGAGCGTCGGAGACATCTCTGTTTCAGAATCTTTTACATCAAAGATTACTCATTACAAAGAGTTGGCTAATAGCCTTCTTTCCCGTGAAATGCGTAAGTCTCCTCCACGACCATTTGCAAACGCTCAGTCCCTAAAGTCTACAAACGACAGAATTGTGGATGATTACAACACAGACGCTTATACTGGAATTCATGATAACCCTAACAATGTCTACGACCATCGTATAGTTGAATAGGGGTAGCCAATGGATGCTATCTATGCCAAAGTAGCGGAGTTCATGACGGACTCTGTTGTTTTCACCGCAAAGGCTTCTGTTGATAAATACAATAAACCTACTTTTGCTAATTCAAATACGACTGTTACAGGTCGTTTAATTTATGACACAGTAAAATCTAAAGATGTTCAAGGCGTTGAAGTTGTTGATATTGGACGATTCATCACCTATGGTCCCGCGACATCAATCACGGTTGGTCATAGAATGGTCGTCGGGGCGGACACCTTTACGATAAATGGCGTAGACAACATCGCAGACGAAAACGGGGCGCATCACACCGTCATCAGATTTGGGCGTTAGCCCATGGCAAAGTCGTCTTTTACACTCGACTTATTCGGCGATAAAGAGTTAGTTAATGCTCTTAAGGCTGGAGAAGAAGATACTCCTCAAGCCATAGCCCAAGCAATATGGGAAGAAGCCAATGTTATCTTTGCTAAATCTCAAGTTCTTGTTCCAGTAGATACTGGAGTTCTTCGCGGCTCAGGCGGAGTTTCTTCCCCACAAATGGGAACTGCTGGTTATTTTGTGGATGTTTTCTATGGTGGTCCAGCCGCTCCCTATGCTCTTTTTGTCCATGAAATTATTGGCAACTATCACAATCCACCGACACAGGCTAAATATCTTGAGCAACCAGTCATGGAAGCCATGTCTACAATCCAAGAAAACATTAAGAGTAGAATTATCGACATCATAAAGAAAGGTCACAGGGGCTAATGGCAACTATTCTTGAATCAGTAGGCGACTACCTACAAAACACTTCAAGCGCTTTTGGCGCTCATGCGACTCAAGGCACCCTTGGCTCAACCATCTTTCTTGGCACACTCCCTGAAACTCCTGATGCTTGCGTAGCAGTTTATGAAAACGCTGGCAGTTCCCCAACATTTACTATGGGCGCTGGCGGTATCAGAATTGACTATCCAATGCTTCAAGTTATCTGTCGAGCAGGTCGTGAAGATTATCCAACCGCTAGAGACAAAGCAGAAACTATCCGCGTGTTGCTCGCGTCGGTGCTTGAACAAACCGTCTCTGGGGTGCATATTATGAGGATTGAACCGATGGGTTCAGTAAACCTACTAGGAGTAGACCCAAAGTAGCGCCCACTAATCTCGGTGAATTTCCGATGTCTAGTGCGAATGTAAACGAGGAGCCAACGGCTCCGCAAGAGAGAGTGGTAGACCCGTATGGGAGAAACGCAACAACCGATGAGTTCCAGCGATGCTGGAAATGCGACAGGCTCCTCTTCGAAAGCGCAACGCGCCCGTGGAGTATCCGATGCCCCCGTTGTAAATCCAAAAATAAATCAGGATGAGTTCGCTTCCGCTTTAGATAATTTAGTTGGTGTTTGGAAAATACAAGAAGGTTGTTCGGTTGGAAAAATTACAAGAGAATTACCTGAACCTATACAAACTAAATTCAAAGAAACACTACGAAACGAAAAAGTTAATTCTGCTCGCTTAGTAGAAGTTTTAGCAACATTCGGTATTACGGTAGGCTCTGATGTTATGCGTAGACATCGTAGAAGGTTACTTGGCAAAGATGGATGTAAGTGTCCAAATGAGTCTTGATGATGCTTTAGATAATCTGCTTAAAACTAGCGAGATGAATTCAGTTCAAAAAACTGAACCTCGTCAAAGACAAGCAGAGTGGTTGCCTGGGGTTAATTGGCAAGGTGACGAAGGAACAGTTACTACTCAACCAATGGAGGGCGATAACGCGCCCGATTGGTCAGGAGTTCTTCGAATGTGGGGATTAGACCCCGAACACTTTCAAGTTGTAGAACCAGTTCTTTT